CCGGCGCTATGCTCAACTGTCCTAACACGTTGTCACCGTCCGTTCCGTTTCTTGATCAGTAGGTTCCGTCTGAGCCACCGCTCCTTGGCGGCTGAATACTCTGACGCAAGCGCCGCCCTCGTCTTGTATGCCTCCAGCTTCGGAGCCCTCCACGACTGATAGCGTTCGCAATGGTCATGGCACGCTTCGTGTCGGTCTTGGCAATCTCTGCACGGACAAGTCATGCGTTCACCCCATAGATAGCGTTCCAGATCTTCCCGACTTCCGAGGACGTGTAGTAGACTCGTCCGTTGTCGTGCAAACCATAGATGCCGATCCGCTCTGCGGTTCTCCGCACCGTGTCGCAGCACTTGCCGCACATGTCGGACACCTGTTTCCTGTGAAACATGGTCCGCTCGATCTCCACACTTCGCTCGATCTTTTTTGCGTCGCCAGGATACGCGTCGCACCACTCGGCAATCTTCCGTTCGACCTTCCCGGCGTCGCCGAGATGGTGCGTTTTCGCCGTTTGCGACTCCGCGATTTGTTCGTAGGTCTTCCCGGTGAGCAGCCGCCTGTACATCAGACCGATCATGTCGTGGCAGCGTGGACGTCTCCGCCTGGCTTCCCTTCGGATGGCATCGTCTGCCGCCATCTTCCGCATGCAGGAGTAGGTGCAGGTGAGCTGACCGTCATAGGCGAATCCCCATTCGTCATCGGTACACAGGCCAATCTCGAACGTCCTTCCGCATGCCGGACAAACCTTTTCCATTCAGTTCGCCTCACTTGCTCTTCTTGTGCTTCTCGTATTCGATAGAAATGTAGAACGCATCCTTGGCTTTTGCCTTGTAGTTGTAGCAGGCTTCCATCATACTGAGCGCGTCGGTGATGGTGGCGATGGGGCGCTCAATGGATTTCAGTCTGGAGTACTTGTCCCACTTGTCTACCAACATTTCGCGGTCCGGGATCACGCCATATGCGAAGATGGCTGCCGACATGAGGCATTCTTTTCTGCCAGACTTTCCAAAGCCAGCAAGGAATCGCTCTGCATAGGTGATCTTCTTTTCCGCGTAAGCGAACTCGCTTTCGTTGATGTCGAGTGTGCCTTCCTTTACCATCGCGTTGAAGCCGGTCCCCTTGTTGTACCCGCTGCCGCTCGAGCTTACCTGCGTCAGCGCGTATCCGACCGAGTTGAGCGAAACATTCTTGTGACGATCCAGCAGGTCGCGGAGCATGATGTACGGCTTGATGTTCTGTGAGCAGTACATCGCGATGTAATCGTCCAGCTTCCACACAGTAGTGGTGGCATTCAGCACAGCGCAGTCCCTCGCTGTGAGGCCTGGGACGATCACATAGCTGACCGGAAGCCCCATCTCCTTGAAGACCTCGACACGCCCCTGCCCATCGATGATCTGGAGTTTTTCATTGCAGATGACTACCGTGAAGATCTGACCGTTCGCTTCGACAGATCGCCGGATTCGCATCTTCCGTTGCTCGGTAACGTCGCGGTTGCCCTCCAGCTTTTTGAACTTGCTGTAATCCGTTGTCGTGAAAACCACGCCGACGTAGGAGTCATCCGCATGCATGCGATACATCTTTGCCATGGTCTTACACCCCGTCTTCCTGCTGGCCGTCCGGCGTATCGCCCTCGTCCGCACCGCCGTCCTCAAGGATGTCCACCCGGCGGAGCAGCGCCTTCACGTTGCCGACCGTGTCAATGCTGACTCCCCAAGCGTCCAGTACAGCGGCCACGTCGCCGTCGAAGTCCGGGACCATGACCAGTCCGACCATGTGGTTGCCAAAGTGGTCCTGCCACAGCACCATGTCGCCAACGTCAAGGAACGCCCTCTTACTCATCTTGCACAGGCGAAGGTCGTTGTTCCCTGCCTTGCATCCGATCCGCTTAATAACCGTAAAGACCATTTCGGTTCCTCCTCAATTCTCATTCAGCATTCTCATCAAATGACTCAGTCCCAGTTGTTCCTATCATTGAACCATTCGTTGTACTTGCGCTCGTCCTCGCTGTCGAACCACTTACGCAGACCGTTCCAGACCTCCGTCTTGTCCAGGTGGTCGAGGATCATGACAGCCACTTCCTCCGTCAGATCGCCAGCATCAAGGCCACAGATGACGGCCACCACTTCGTGAACCATGTCCCGGTCGAAGGCGTATTCCTCAATCTCGTGTTCGTCAGCCTGATCGTAAGGCGTTGGTTCATTCATACGCTCCCACTCTGCGTCGGCTCCGACCAGCATGCCGTTCTCAATCGGTTCCATTCCAGATGACCTCCATCATGAATTTTTCAATGTCCTTCTTGTATTCGTCCGGGTCGTCATAATCCCACGGCACAGGACGATCCTGCCACCCGAATGTCACACCAGTCCGAGGAGCGGCATCCACACCGGCATCGTCAGAATCGCAGCGATGAACGCGCAGTCCCAGATCCGGCTCTCGCGAATCTTCCGAAACGTACTCTTCTCGTGCTTGCCCATCCGAAACATTCATATGCACCTCTCATTTTGTCTTGCGTGTCGCACAAATTCGTGCTAAGATATCAGCGTTCAGTTTGGTCAGCCCCCGGTTGGCCGTCCGCGCTACTCGCAATAGCGCGGTTTTCGTTTGTGTCCGTGCCGTCCATCCAGGCGAGAAACGCCATCCGAGGGATCTTGGTCCGGCTGCCAACCCGGATGGCGTGGAACGGGAGTGTTCCGTTTGCCGCCTCGATCCGGATGCTGTGCGGATTGCAGTCAAGCACCTCCGCGATGTCCGCCGGAATCAGGAAGTCCTTGTCGCTTGCTCGGATCTGTTCCAGTGTCATGTCGGCATCCCTCCGTGTCTGGCAGACAGCCATCTGCATCCGTTGCAAGCGCCGAGATGCTCCTGCTTGTACTCTCCGCACCGGAGGCACAGTTCGTTGGCACAGGTCTTCAGTTCACGCTCAAGCAGTCTGATCCGGTCGGCCTGTTCAACGACCTTGACTGCCAGTTCCCCGTTCTTCACGTCTCATCACCTCCGTCCTCTTCAACAATCTTAACACGAAACGTGTTGTTGTGCCTCAAAAAAATAGGCTTTCGACAGAGACGCCGTAGTATTCAGCCAGCTTGATCTTGATCTCGTCACGCGGCACACGTTCACCGCATTCGTACATCGTAATCGCACTGATGCTGATACCGACGGCACTTGACACTTCGGCGAGCGTTTTCTCTCCGCGCAGGTTGCGAAGCTTCGCGCCGATTTCCTTTTTGTCCATCGGATCACCTCCTAACGTCACCAACTATATCACGAATCGTGGTACCTGTCAATATCTTTTTTTACGTTCCGTGAGAAAATTTTACGAAACGTGGCACATGCCCTTGATTTTTTCACGAAACGTGATATATTTGAGGCGAGGTGATATCAATGGGTAATAAGGAAGATTTGGGCTTGAGGATCAAGACCATGAGAATGAGCCGAGGACTCACACAGCAGCAGCTTGCGGACATGATCAAACAGTCTCAGTCCAGCATCACAATGTACGAAACAGGCAGACGCGAACCGGAGATTGACGTTCTTGAAGCAATGGCGGATGTCTTTAACGTGCCGATGAGTGCGTTTATGCCATCCGACAAGAGGGATTTGACGGTTGAAGACTACAGTAGACTCGAAGCCCTCCACCAAAACCCACGCCTCGGTCTGCTCTTTGACCGTCAGCGTAAGATGTCCGGTTCCGACATTGAGTTTATGCTCCAGATGGCAGAGCGGATCATGAAGGAGCGTGATAATGAGTAATGGACGAGTACGAAGAATACTGTACCCGCATGGAAAACTTGCCGACTTCTGTCAAGGGCTACTGCTATCATGACGATGACGGGCGATGCTATATTGTCCTCAACGCGAAACTGACAAACGAGGTAAACAAGGAATCATACATTCACGAGGTCGCGCATATCAGCAAAGAGGAAATGTATGACGCTGGTTACACAGAATATAAGGAGTGACAGCCATGCTCTGCCAAAAGTGCCAGCGCGATTTACCATCCGATGCTGTAGTCTGTTGCTACTGCGGGAAAAAGATCCAGTCCGCTACGAACGGAAAGAAATCATCAAAGCGCCCGAACGGTACAGGCAACGTCTATAAACGGAAAGACACCTGGACAGCTAGGGTTGTGGATCATTACAAAAACATAGAAAAAGACGGGAAGAAAATACTTCGCCCGATCTGGAAGACAAAAGGCGGATTCAAGACCAAGCGGGATGCACTGAATTATTTGCCGACATTATATCAATCTACGCCGAATGCCAGGAAGGAAAAGTGTCCGACACTCATCGAATACTGGGAGAGTTACAAAACAAACGAACTCCCCAAGCTATCAGTCAGCAAACAAGTAGCCTACAAGGGCGCTTGGAAAAAGCTTGAGAAGATTGCATGGTTCCGTGTGGACACCATTACTGTTAATCTGTTGCGAGAAACCGTATCGGAAACCGCAGACACGTACTACAAGGCCCGCGACTGTAAAGTTCTGCTATCTCATCTTTTTAAGCTTGCCGGTGCTGACGGATGGGTCTCAAAGGATTTACCATCCTACATTGTTCTCCCTGATCTGCACGAAAAAGAGCGTCAAGTATTTACAGCTGAAGAACAGAAAGCATTGTGGAAAAATTATGACAATGGTGATATTGACGCTGCAATCCCTCTTGTAATGATTTATACGGGCATGATGCCAGGAGAATTGTTCGGACTAAAGGTTGAGCATATAGACTTTGAAAACCACCAGATTGTTGGTGCCGGAATGAAAACAGCAGTTCGCAAGAAAAGCCCTGTCGTTTTGTCAGATGCAATCGAACCTGTAATTGAAGACCTCGTTAACAACGCGCACTCGTCTGGTTATCTTTTCAAACGCTCAGAGAAAGAGTGGTATGAACGCTATTATGCTTCCCTTGAACGTGCTGGTTGCCGCCGCCTTGAGCCTTATTGTTGCAGACATACAACCGCAACCGCTCTTGCCATTACAGAAGGCATCGCCCCGCAAACTGTGCAGAAGATGATGCGCTGGAGTAGCACCAAGATGCTTGACCGTTATGCCCATCCTGACACATCCGACATCCTAAAAGCTGCAAATAAATTCACAAAAAGCACTGGTTGATTTTAGCGCCTGGGGAGTAGTTCTAATAAAGTGTATAATGTTGCGCGTTTATAACACGTTTATAACATATCACTCGCAAACCCGCATAAACACTAGGTTTTCATAGCCCCTGCTAAGGGAGTAGTCGGGTTACACCGAGCCCGGGTTCAAATCCCGGCTTCTCCGCACAACCCTTGGAAATCAAGCGTTTCCGGGGGTTTTTCTTTGTCTTGACGGCATAGAAAAATACAGCAGAATACAGCAGAATTACAGTGGGTTTATAACACGGTTTATAACAAGAAAACCGCCCGGGAGGCTTGTCCCGAGCGGCTGGAAAACATCCAGAAAATTCGTTACCGTCTGTCCCATACAGTATCAATGTACTCCATCCCTGTATTTCAACCTTCACCGTTATCTTCGTTATCCTTCGTTTCAACTTCGTCATCCGCAGCCACAATGACGGTGTTGGCGTGAGCAGCGTCGATGAGACCTTCCCCGATGATGTAGGCGATGACGGACGCGCCTGCCATGATCAGGGCGGTCACCTGGACGGCGGTCTCCTGACTTCCGCCCAGCGCCACAATCAGCATGGTCACGAATTCCGCAATCGCGGCCCAAAATTTGCGAGAGGTCAGCTTGGATTTCCAGTCAATCATGATGAGTCCTCCTTTACTTGTCGATCAGGTAGTTGGTGATTTCCGCCTGCGAGGCCTTGAGCTTGTCATCCGAGTTTCCGTTGATCTCGTGACTCAGCAGGGCGAGGATGCCACGGCACAGAACCTTGTTTCCATCCTCGATGGTCTTGACGCGCTGGTTATGCGCGGCCAGCTTGGCTGTGTGGTCATCGATCAGCAGCTTGTCGTTGGCCAGTTTGCGGTTGATCTCGTCGAATCGCGGTTCAAGATCCTCGGTGACCTTCTGGCTGATCCGCTCCGCCAGCTCGTCGGTCGGCTGACGCTGGATGTCCCGGCGGGCTTTGGCGTTGCGGAATACTTCCGCCACCTTGTCCACCAGCAGGATCAGCGCTCCGATGCCGACCAGTCCGACGATAGTGTACCAGAGGATGTCGGGGGTGAGTCCCTCGACGGCTGGAAGCTGTGTCTGCATTTAGCCCACCCCCACAATGGTTTTCAGGAACTTCAGATCATCCTCCATCCGGTCGCGCATCTCGCATAGCCGGTTGTATTCGGCTGTGGTGAGCGTCCGCACATAGGCGGAGGAATTGTCCACCGGAGTCTGGACAGGCTGAAGGTCGGTCTGCGTGGTGGCCTCCGGGAAGGCAAGGAACTTACTCATCATGAAGCCCTTCCGTCCCTCGTAGGTGATGGGTGTCCATTCGCCGTCACTCTCTCCGGCCTCTACAGGCGTACCGATGAGGATGTTGGCCAGCACCGTGCCGCCCTTGCTCGGATGGCTCCGCATCTTGACGGTCGTACCGCCGTCCGCCTTGACAATCATGGTCTGCATAGGGGTCTCTCCTTTCTTGTTCTGATAGTCCACGGCCTTGAGATACCCCACAGCACCCCACAGGCTGAGTTTCGTGCGGGTGAATCCGGCCTTTTCACCCTGCGCATTGAGAATGTATTTCCCGGTTTCGTCCACGAGGCCGATATGGTAGTAGTCGTTCAGGTCTCCGTTGTAGGCCGCGCCGCCTTTGCGGTATTTGGCGGGAAGATTCCACTTCGGATGGCCCGGCGGATAGTACTTGAACGCCGCCATGCCGGGGACGGCCTCCCGGATCGGAAGCAATCCCTCGACACAACTCCGGGCAATGGCGTTGGAGCCGTGGGCGATGGAGCGTCCGAACTGCTTGTAGGCGTACACGTATGCCCCGGAGCAGTCCACACAGCCCTCCCTTGCCGCGCCCCACACATAAGGCCAATGCTCATCGTACATCCGTCGGAACAACCGGATCAGGTCATTCGCCGGAATCTTTTTGGTCATCTTCTCTCACCACCAATTCCTCGGGCGGATGATCCCACAGCCAGCGCTCGCGCCGCCGCTCAACTTCAGCCGCGCCAGCTGCGATCAGCCAGACGGCAACGCCGCACAGGACGATCAACCCCATCGCCAGCGCCCACATGGTTACGCTTCCTCCGCCGGGGTCTCCTCCACAGGCGTGGGTTCGGTGACCCAGACTTTACGCTCAAGCACACCCTGCTCGATCGTGCCCCATTCAATGGAGTCCACATCGTTGCCGTCCGTGTTGGTCGCGGCGGAGGCACAGAACAGGTGGAACTGCCGCTCCATAGCGGCGCGGTCTCCCGTCTTGTAGACGGTGGGCTGGGCGGTGCTGGACTTGATGGATTTGCGCTCAGAATAGTAGGTCATGTGATGATCCCCTTTCTGCCCCTGTGGGGCGGTCACACGGTGTAGTATGTGATGTCGATGCTCCCGGCATCGGTGGAAACGGTCTGCCGCCCGGTCAGGGCGCGGATGGTCTGCGGGTCCAGCTGGTAGGTCTGCGGATTCTGAATCTCAAACACCCACGTCGGAGCAATTTCGCGGAGCGCGGCGATGGCTTTGGCCTTTGTGGTCGCGGTCGTGACCGTTTTCGCGATGTCCCAAACATAGATGTATGAATAGTAAGTGCCGCCGTCATACTCACCCAGACCGGTCGTTGTGCGCGTCCGGGGCCGGGTGGTCACGACCTCCAGTTTGTCACAGTAGCTGACCGGATGCGGCGCGGTTGTGGAATGCTTGAATGGGAGCGTGTTTCCCATGTTGATGTAGAGGAAATCCCCCGCAGTGTTGCCGTTGATCGCCGTTGCACTCCCTACCGTCATCGCGCCATAGGTCACCGTCAGCACCCCGGTCAGCAGGTCGAGCGTCCCGCCGTAGTAAGTGCCGCCCAGGGCCTTTGTGCGGCTGTCCGCGCCGATGGTGACGTTGACCGTGCTGTGTCCGCTGATCGGTCGCACATTGGACGGCGACGGCGTACCGGAGCCTCCCTGCACAGGCTGGATATTGACCACAAGCCACTCGATCTTGGGGGCGGCTATGGCAAGGCTGAGATTGTTCCCGGCCGCCGTGGCCTTGTGCGGGGCAGACATGACCATGCCCTGCCACCGCGTCATCATGTCGCCCATGACATCACCCCCGCGAGTGTGCCGTTGAGGATCATCAGGTCATACGTTCTGTTGGCCTCAACCCCCGTCCACCAGTCGGGCATCCGAACGGTCGAGGGCAGGGTCAGCACGGTCGGGGTGGAGCCGCTGGCGAAGACCACCTCGCACAAGCCAGAAGAAGACGGGGTGAAGCTGAGTTCGGTCACCGTGCCGCACTCGTAGCGCATGCCGGAAACCGCCGCGATGGTTGGTGTCGCGCCAGAAATTGCGATCGTCGCACCATGCTCCGTAGCGTAAGCCGATGTCGAATCATTGATCCCGATGACTTTGGCTGCGAAAGCCTCCCCAAGAAGGAAATGTCCCGCCTTTGTGGGGTGCAGATGGTCAAGCTGATAGGTTGCACAGTTGAAATAGTTAATTGGGCAGGAGTCTGTCCAGTTGATGCACTCCAGTCCGTACAGCGTGCAAAGTTCGAGGATGGCTGTTCTGACCGCGCTGAGCGAAAAGCCAGAGCCGTTACGCACCGTCATGTCATAGCGCCCGTTAGCTGTCCCTGCTGTCTCTCTCGGAATCGGCGTGACAAAGATCAGCCGCGCTCCCGGCGCTTGGGTCTGTACAGTCTCGATGATCAGCTTTGCACGTCCATAAATTGAGTTAACCGCAGATGTGTCCGAAAGCGTACCGAGCGTACCATCCCGCCCGTAATCGTTCGTTCCGAGCGCAACGGTAACAATGCTGGCGTTGGTGAAATCCGTATTGGCAAGCACATCCGGCAGAGTGCGATATGGGAAACTTGTATCCGTAGCGTCAACCGTGAACCCAAGATTCGGCACAGCCGCATTGACGAACCGATATCCAACACGCTTGCTGGCAAGATATGCATAACTTCCCTGCGGGTCTCTGGCAATGCTCCCGCTCCCGTAGGAGTATGTGCCGTAAGTGATGCTGTCGCCGATTGCAACCCACGTTTTGCTGTCATACCAACGCGGATGCTTGCCGATGATGATAAGATCGTCCGTCTGGCTGATATCCGTAAAGGCCGTAGCAGAGCCGGGCCGTTTGACGGAAAAACGCAGATAGCCGATATTGGCATAGTCCTTGTGTTTTGCCAGCAGAAAGCCTTTCCCGCCCTGTAGATATGTGGCCGTTGACGTGCTGAAAGCGCTTGTACCGTCCCAGAATCCCAGCGGTTCCATCGCACGGGAAAACCCATAAACCGCCACTTCTAGTGTACTTGCGGACTGAATGCTATAGATGGCATCTGCGGGAATCAGCCGCCGCGTGGAGTAACGGTAGATATTGTCTGCCGCGATTTCGCCCGCATTGTCCATACCGTTTGGTACGAGGTCAAACTCTCGCGCCTTGATATGATAGTATCCGGATGCCTGTGCCTTAGACAGCATCTCATCTGTCGCATCTTCCAACGTGACCAGATACTCTGCATTTTCAAAAGATGCACCTTGAACAGCCCGGAACCATACCGTTACCGCTTGATCATTGCCAAACAGATAGCGGACAAAGTGCGCAGAATCATCAGACGCAACATAGTTGCTGGTAAACGTGAATGCCCCCGAGTTGAACGACTGAGCGTATACAGTACCGGTTACCGCGCCGGAAATGAGACGCGCAGACAGCCGATAAATGTGATCGCTTTCCAGCACCAGCGTGCCGTTGTTTTGTGCTTTGGCGTTGACATCTTCGATGCCAATTATCTCGCCAGAGAGCCGAAAGCACGCAGTTGAGGAGGTAGTATCCCCGTTGAGCGTCAGACACATCCCAGTCTTAGTCGCCGTCACGCCACCATATACTACCGTAGCGGAGGTTGCCGGACTGCCGTAATCCGCAAGGCTGTGCATTGCCCCGTCTGTTTTCGCATCCGCCGCCGCGATGTTCCCCCTCGCCTGTGCCTGCTGTGCGGCGTCGAGGGTCTGGGCCGCGCTGTAGATCACCGCGTTGTCCGCCGCTGCCCGCGCGTCCGCTGTCGCGGTGACGCAAGCCTGATAGGCCGCCTCCAGCTGCGCCAGGGTCGGGATCTCCGACCCACTGTCCAGCTCCACGCTGCCGATCGTGCGATAGATGGCGGTGACACACGCGTAGATGCACTCAGAGGGGACGCCGCTGTCATCGGAGGCGGTCAGGTAGATCGCCACCTGCAGGCGGCCCGCCACATGGTAGCAGTCCGCAATCAGCGTCACCACGGCGCGGCCCTGGGCGTCAATCGTGCCGTCCACGGCGATGGCCGTGTCATCGGCGCGGAGCACATGGGCCAGCACCTGCCCGGTGTAGGTCACGCCCTCCGGGGGCGTGATGATGTAGGTGTGCGCCAGGGCTTCCTCCATGTAGGCCGTGCCGGTCATGATCTCCGGCATCGTCATGCCGCTGAAGCCTGTGCGCTCAATCGTGACTCCCATCCTGTGCCGCTCCTTT